CGGTGTTTTTTTGGGACTCCTTTGCCGTTGTTTAGGCCGCGAATCCACCCAGCAGGGAGGCATGTGGGTAGTCACATAGATGCCTCATCATTTTTATTTTCCTCTCAACTTTTTATCCAAGCCGCTCCTTCACGAACCGAGCCAATCCTGTCCCAGCCAATCCCTGTCCAAACCACGCCACGCTTTCCTCTCAACTTTTTACCCAAGCCATGTCCGAACACTCCAATGCTGTCCTCTCCGGTCCAGGCCTTTGCTGTCCAAACCATGCCACGCTTTCCTCTCAATATTTTTTGATGACAGCACACTTGACACACTTGGGTTAACCAAGTAATATACCTAAACCATACAGGAGAATGTAATGAGCAACAACGTTACGAAACTTAGAAAGCGTAAAGCAAACCAGAAAAGAGAATGGTCATGGCCGTCATTCATATCGGCATGGCAAGAGTCAGAGTCATACGAAGATGTATTAGAGCAGCTTGGCTTTGAAGATACACCACAAGAGCGCAGCTTCATTGGTGGCAAGGCTTCATACGCAAGAAAAAAGGGCGTGCCCTTGAAAAAGTTCAAGCGTAAGCGCAGAGGATCTAAAATCGATTGGAACGGACTTGCGGACTTAGCAAAGTCAAAGAGTGAATCGTGATTGAATATACAGAGGTCCTCTCTTTTATAAGAAACGCAAACCACATATTTTGGGCCGTGAGCCTTAATAGGGCGATTGGCAAACTTAACAATCGTTGGTACACAAATCGATTGGAGGTAGTAAATGTCAAACATTGAAGACGCAGAGGGATCATACAAAGTCTTCCTGGCGATCAAAAGTGATTCAGACCTGAATGAAAAGTTTCGCTGCACTCGTGACGGAGTCATGTACTACAGCGGAAAAAAGATGACAGAACCTGACTTCTCACAGGTGTCAGTCTACTTGGCACGAAAGTGGAAAGTGGTGTGCTCGAAGGAAGAGTTGAAGTCCGGCATCATGGCAGCGTCTAAGCGCATCGAGCCTCAACTTATCTACGGAACAAACTTGGCCGAAGACTTCAGACTGAAGGTCAAAGAGTTCTTAGAGCACAACCCACCATCATGCCACAGGTATGACATTACAACTGATGTAGTGGCCGAGTACGTTGATCCTGACGGATGGAAAGAGCAAAGGCGACTGACAGAAATGAAAGTAGCAAAAGCCCTAAAAGAGCAAGGGCTTCAAAAGGTGCGAGTAACGCACAAGGGAGAAAGAAAAATGCGCTGGTTCCCGATCACGGGATCGTAATCATAAACAAACAGGAGAGTGCTGTGGAACTCACATCACAAGAAATAATCGCCCTTACGAAGGCATTCAACACGAAAGCAGTCTCGATTGCAAAACGGGACATCGACAACAACTCTGAGACTGACGTGAACCTTATCGTCAAGATCGCTGGTAAACTCAAGCGAGGCCAAGAGTCTAAGCCAGTCAAAGCTACCTCCACAATCCCGTGGAAAGTGGCCCTGGCTCTCTTTGCTAAACGCTCTGGGTTTACTCGTGAGCAAACTGCAAAGGTGCTGCTTGAGGCGGTTACCTTCGCACTCGAAACCAACTCCGACAAAAAGACTGAACTTCTGGATGAGATGGGCGTTGGGGATGCCCTGGCCATGCTGGACCGGGAGGTCTTTGACAAGCTTCCGAAGAAGACCCGTGATGGAAACATCACCTTCGATGTAGCGATGGTCGAGGCGGTTCGAGGGCCAATGTTGGTGGCTGACCAAGACACTTTGACCCTTGGGGAAGGGGAAGAAGTGGCGAAGTAAGTCGCCGGGGTCACCGTTTCAGCGGGGCGGTGACCCCACTTTTCATTATGGAAAAATCAGATCAAATCGAAGATTACGAACGTATCGACACATTTCAACTCGTGTTTCAGATGACGCAATCAATGGGTGGACTCCAAAAGGGAAAGCACTCGAAGATGGCGTATATCTACGGCACAAGCCGTTCTCGGCTGCGCAGTATCTTGAACCGTGAGGCAAAGGCACCAACACTGGATACTGTTGTTTCATGGATGCACAGAGTCTACCGTCTGACCGGAATGAAGGTCGTGCTGACCATCACACCTGATCTCAAAATGCACTACAGCATCTTGAGTCAGAACCAAGAACGTATCGACGGAATGATCGTCCCGCCGAAAAACAGTTTGTAGAAAGTTACACGACCGACTACAGAACAATGCCCTTTGGGGATTGATCCCCCCAAAAGTGGGGCTCCTGACTGAGCCCACCGGGTATCCGGTGGCGCTCTTTCGGGCTCCCCGTCAGGAGTTACCATGTGGATACAAAGCGCTAAAAACGCACGCATCACTATCGTCGCGGCCGACCTGGAATACAGTCGAGGCAACGGTCAATCTATCTTTCCATGCCCATCGTGCGGCATGCTCGAAAGGGGATCAAACGATAAAAAGCGTGGTCCTGTTGGATTCGGTCGAAGTGAAATGGCCTGGACTTGCTACAAATGTGGAGCAAAGGGCGACGTAGTAGACTTTGTATCCCAACACTTTTTTCAACAACCGTTGAGAAATCTGGACAAAAATCAACGCTCTGTTGTTCGCGATTGGTTTGCCGAGCAAGGCTACTGCACTCCGTCTGGGGTTCCAGCACACGTGCAACCAGACCCGAACAAAAGGCCGGTTGTTACGCCCGCACCGACTCAAGGGTACGTAAGACCTCCGCAACAAGAACTGAATGATCTTTGGCAACACACTACGACCATAGAATCTGCACTTGAACAGCCAGCAAGCTTTGCGGAGCAACTGAGCAAGTGGATGATCAACAGAAGATTTTCACCAAAGGTTTTGGACAGCACATCGTGTGTCCGCGTTCTACCTCTGCCCAATGAATACAAATATCCTGAGTGGTTTCCGCACCAGTGGGGCGGCATCTATCGAGTAGCAGCACCGTGCTTTGAGCCTGATGGCACATTCGCCAGTATTCATTGCCGCAGCGTATCATACGCAAAGGGTCGCCAGCCTGCTGGATCGAAGACGCGATGGCCTACTGGATACGAAGCCGGTGGATTGTTGATGGCAAACACATATGCTCAACAAATCATGCGTCAATACTTGAACGATTCAATTCAAGGGTTTTTGATTTGCGAAGGTATCACCGACTTTATGAGAGCATGTGAGCAAGCACACCGTGAAGATTTGAGACTCGCAATCGTTGCGGGAACATCGGGAAGCTACAAGTCCCTTGCTAAGATTCCAATACCTCCTAAAATGAAAATATATATCGCTACTGATTCAGACGACTCTGGTGATGATTACGCATCAATAATCTGCGATCAGCTTCCCCAACACACCCTTTACAGAGTACCCCTGGAGTTAAACGATGGCTGATTTGGATGAGGTCCTCTCCGCTGGACAAAGAAGGCTCGGTGATCTACTGAGCATTGCTGAAAATGAGAACTGCATCAATCAGCCAAATCAAGAACCTGTTGAGGTTCCACTTCCAGAAAACGAAACGGATACCCGTATCGTTGATTTGCTCGATCAATACACGGACAGAAATGGTGACCCGTCCGGTAGATTCAGGAAAAACAAAAACAATCTGTACATCATCTTGCGTAGGGACCGCAGATGGCGTGGTCGGGTGTGGCTAAACAGCTTTACAAATACACTTCAAATCGATGATCGTGACTACAGGGACACAGATGATACACGCATTGCTTTGTGGGTTTCACGAGCATATGGCCTGGAGTACTCTGATGCTGCCGTAAGCGCTACAGTGCAGTTAATTGGCGAGGAAAACAAACGAAACCCACTGTTAGAGTGGTTGGATTCACTTCATTGGGATGGAACCCCACGCTTGGCCTCATGGGTTATCGAAGCAACAGACTGCGATGATACGGACCTGAACCGGAAGATGGCTGAGAAGTGGTTGATTCAAGCCATCGCACGCGCATATAAACCGGGCTGTAAGGCAGACTGCGTATTGATCCTGGCCGGTGATCAGGGCGCCGGCAAGAGCACCTTGTTTAGAACACTCGCTACAGAGGAATACTTTGCAGACACACCACTCGACATCGGCTCCGCAAACTCCTACAGCCAAATCGCACGCGCGTGGATCTACGAGGTGGCAGAGTTGGACTCTGTTCGTAGATCAGCGAACAGTGCAACTAAAGCATTCTTGAGCGCTCAAGAGGACAACTTTCGTCCTGCTTACGGGCGACACGCGATCACCATCAAGCGTCACGTAGTGTTCGCTGGAACAACAAATGAATCACAGTTCATTAATGACATGACGGGGTCACGTCGGTATTGGCCCATCAAAGTCAACGAGGTGAACCTTCATTGGGTTCGAGAGAATAGAGATCAGCTTTGGGCCGAAGCAATCGTAGCCTTCAAAGCTGGAGAGACTTGGTATCTCGACAAAGAGATGGACGTGAAGCGTCACGATTCGAGCAAGATTTACAGGCAAGATGACCCATGGATGGACCCCATCAGCACCTTCCTCATGGTTCAGCAGGGATGGGTGACTATGACCATGGTGATGGAAGAGGGGCTGAAAATCGAAAGAGGCCGAATGAATCGGAGAGACGAAATGAGAATCTCAGAGATTTTGCGTGAGTTGGACTATGAAAAGAAACGGATGATGATTGGTGGAAAACGTAAGTACGTTTGGGCAAAAAATGAAATACTGAAAGTACAGAGTAAGGAAGCATGATGAACAAAGTAGCGTTGGGTGGCGGGGTATTTCTCGCGCCTGGATATGAGAATGAAAAAGCGATTCTGAGTAGATTTGAAATTGCAAACCCTGAGTACCAAATGGCCATGGGAATGCGTAAACAGGGACGATACGTCCCGATTCCCGACAAGCACATCAACGCTTGTCACCGTATTCCATACGATCACCCATGGGGTGGTGGTCTTGCAGTGCCACGAAAGGCTGCATCACAAATGGACCTTGGTAAAATTATCGATGTGAGAACTGACCCGGCTGCGCCATCTTTACAGCTTTCAAAAGGATTCTCTCTAAGAGACTACCAACTAAAGGCCCTGGACTCTTGGAAGTCAAACGGTGGAGAGGGTGTAGTCATCGCACCATGCGGTGCCGGTAAGACTGCAATCGGCGTTGCTGCCATGGCTGAGTACAACACGAAGGCCCTGGTTTTAGTTCATACCAACGATCTGGCAGTACAGTGGATGAATCGCATCGAATCGATGCTAAACGAAAAGTCAACACAGTATGGCGCGGGTAAGAAAAACGACTCTGGACGGATTGTCGTTGCAACTTTCCAAACACTTGAACGAATGTCATTCACCGAACGATACACATTCGGCCGACAGTTTGGGCTCTGCATCGTCGACGAGGCCCACCACGTACCAGCCCACACCTTCTGCTCGGTCATGTTCTGCATGCCCGCCAGATACAGGCTTGGACTTACAGCAACACCAGAGCGACCAGACGGATTGACATCAATACTTTGGTGGCACTTCGGATCACCTGTGTATGAGATCACAAACGAACAGCTTACGATCTCCGGCCATGTGGTCGCTCCTGAAATTGAATGGCTATTCACTGACTACTTAGGTCCACTCAATCGTGTGGATTGGTCCAAGCTGATTACAAAAATGACTACGGATGAAGGGCGCAACGAAAAGATTCTAAACAGGATTTTATCCGCGTGTCGAGAAGGCAGGCAGATTTTGGTTCTTTCGGATCGGGTAGACCATTGCGTTTCATTGGCAGACACGCTTCAGACACACAACATTATCGCAGAGCCCTTGGTTGGCAGGATGACAAAAAAACAAAGAACAGAGGTATTACAACGTGCGAATGATCGAGAAATTCAAGTCGTATGTGCCACAACAGTCGCAGATGAGGGACTCGATTTGCCGTCACTCGATACAGTTGTGCTCACTACTCCGACAAAAGCTATGGGTAGAATCCAGCAAAGAATCGGACGGGTCATGCGACCACACCCACAGAAAAAGGATCCGATCGTTATTGATTGCGTTGATGATAGTGGACCAATGCGTGGATTGGCTCGAAAACGACATAGACTCTACACTAAACTTGGATGCTCCTAAAATGATTGATGTGTTGAAAAAACTGCCTACAGGGTGGTCAATGATCGAAACAAACAACGGCTATCAAATCCGTGACCAAGATGATGAGTTTGTATGCGAAGCAAAGTCACCACAGAGATTGAACGAAATCATAAATAACGAATTTGAGTTGGCGCAAATGTACGCCAGCATGATGTACGTTTTGAAATCATCACAGGCCGCAGAGGCTTAGTTTGCTCGTCTGGAAAGTCCAGCCCAATCACGTACACCGACTTTGTTTTTCGTAAAGTCTTCTATGGCTATCGCCAGCCGTAAAGACGGTATGGATCGCCCGGATTCGAGATCACGTAGATAAGCAACGGACACGCTCAAACCTTTCGGCTTGAGTGTTTCGTTCATCCATTTGCAGAATCCAAAACGGCTGTTGAAAGCAGGTTGGCTTTCTCTAAAAGATCGAATGTCCATAAAAAAATCCAGTCAGAAAATGTCCGGTTGAGGTGATGTTATAACCATCACATCGTGATACCATACAGTCAAGCAAAGGAAAAACCAACAATGAGTGAAACATTACCGACAATCGGAAGCAGCAGCATTGGCGCTATCCTCGGCCTATCTCCCTGGAGCAGCCCATGGGACGTTTGGGCAAGAGCCCATGGTCTGAGTGAAAGTTCTTCATCAGCGGCAACGCAAAGAGGACACATCTTAGAGCCGGCTATTGGAGCGCACTATGCGCACCTAAACAATGTGGAAATCAAAAAGGGGCCAGAGTACGAGGCCGATCCAATCATAGGACCTGAGTCCTGGATGCACGCTCGACCAGATTTTTTCGTCAAATCAAACGACAAACACTGGCTCCTGGAGATTAAATCTACTCGAAAGTTCGATCACAGGTGGGGGTTTTCAGGATCAAATGGTGTACCTCCATACTACGCTGCACAGTGTATTTGGCAGATGGCAGTGACCGATGACGAGCGATGCGATCTGGCAGCATTCGCAACCATGAATGATGAATATAGATCCTATACGATTCACCGTGATGAGTCTGTTGAATCAAAAATGCTTGAATATGTCAGGGATTGGTACGACAGGCACATTCGTGGGGGCGCACCGCCAGAGGTGGATGGCTCCACTGCATGCTCCAAGTCGCTTGCAAAGATGTTCGAGCAAGAGTCAAAAACGTTTATTGAGCCATCCGAAACCCACATGGACCTGGCAAAACAGCTTCATGAAATTCGAGCACAGTGTGCTGAGTTGGATGAGAAAAAACGAATGATTGAGAACAAAATAAAAGAAGAGATAGGCACCGCATATGGTATTAGTGGTGTAGCAACGTGGTCACAGAGCAAACCACGGAGCAGATTTGATCGCGCCTCATTCGAGGCTGATCATCCAAACATCGCCAAAAACTATTTGAAGGTTGGCGAACCAACACGAACATTCAGATTTCAATACACAGGAGAACAAAAATGAGCAATGCACTTCATCCAGCACATCAGTTTCGCAACGTAGTCGAATCCAAAGCATCGGACTTCCTCCAAGCAATGGCAGGTACGGAAGAGGGCGCCAAGGCCGCAGGTCGTGTCGCTCTTGCGTTCAGACAAGCGGCACAAACCAACGACCGTTTGTACGGTTGTGATCCAGTATCGGTGGCGCAAGCTGTGGCACTTTCGGCCATGACAGGCCTGATGCCTGGTGGTCCACTACCAGACGTTTATCTACTGCCAAGAGGCAAAAGTCTACAGTGGCAGGTATCACATCGTGGATTCGCTAAACTCGCAGCTAGAAGCGGTGTGCGTCTTCGAACAAAGGCTGTGTTTGAAAGCGATACGTTTCACGTCATCGAGGGTACAGAGCCAAAGCTTGAGCATGTTCCGGACCTCTCTGCTGACCAGTCTTGGGACACGCTCGTAGCCGTCTATGTGGTGGCACACTACAAAGATGGTAGCAAAGACTTCGTTGTCATTCGTAAGGCCGACATTGAGAAGCGTAGAGCGAACTCAGACGCTTACAAGCGAAACAAGAACCAATCTCCGTGGGGTCAGTGGCCGATTGAAATGGCACTGAAGACCGGTCTTCGGTACGCGTTTGCTCGCGGCATCGTTTCGATGGACGACACAACCACTAGCGCATATGAGCATGATGGCATGCAAGACGCATCTACTGAAGACTTGCAGGTTGTTGAAATGAATGATGTTCCAGAAATGGACACCATGAATGTTTTGTCTGATCAGCTTGATGAACTGGTTCAACAAACTGACAAACAAGAAACGTTAGTGGAGGACTAAGCAGCAAATGGCCCGTGACTACAAACGCGAATACGAACAATACCACAGCAAACCGAAGCAAAAAAAGCGTAGAGCGGGCCGTAATGCTGCCAATCGTATTATGAAGATGGTTGGGAAGATAAAAAAGGGTGATGGCAAAGACGTGCATCACAAAGATGGCAACCCACAAAACAATCAAAAATCAAACCTAAAAGTAATAAGTAAATCTAAAAATAGATCACAAAAATAAAAGGAAGTATCATGAGTCTTTTTGAAGAATCAAAGAAACAAAAAAATCCATTCGGTGAAAAGAAAAAAGAGCAAGAAAAGTCTGATTCTATACCTCAAATAAACCAAACGTCTTCATTTTTGAGAATCTTAAACACAGTGTTTGATGAACAAATATTGTCTGAAAGTGAATCTAAAAACTGCGATGGCTTTAGAACACGCTTGTGCGATTCTTCCTGGCCTCTTCATAATCTTCAAGGCAATGTTACCGAGCCAACATGGGCAAACATGATCAATGCCACTATTGCTGGAATGAAAAAGACCATCAGCAATAGCCAGCCCAACGGTGACTGGAAGATTCTTCAGTACGAAACAAAAATCGATCATGACTCGGCTGCTGTAGAGCGATTGTTTTTGGTCGTAAAGTTTGTAGACGTAGACAACAATAATGATCTTCAGTACACAAACGGTGCTCCGGTAGCAACCACTGTAAATGTTCAAAACAGCCCTATCCCGGCCGAGTTGATTGAAGCGCTATCCAATAAACCGACTGATGATTCGCGATTGACGGGATTGCTGGAGCAACTTGTAGAAGCGATCGCTGACAAAAAAACCCCAGAAACAAAGACCAAACCAGATCCGGTGATCTCCAAAGATCCTGAACCTGAGCCTGTTGTTTTCAACGACTAAAAACGATGCCGCTGTATCGATTTGTGTGCGGTGTTTGCAACAACGCTGTTGAGCGCCTGCAGGCATTCGAAGACCCAAGCCCCCATTGTGGGGCTTGTGCTTTAGATCGTGGCACTTCTATTGAAATGAAAAGAACGATCTGTGCGACCAACTTCAGCTTGAAGGGCGATGGTTGGGCAAGAGACAACTATGGATTGAAAAAGTCGTAGATAACGAAGGCTTTTTATAACTTGGGGCAATTATGCCAGATCATTCATTAGACGACATTGTACACTCCATACAATCTGCGGTTATAGCTGCGACCGATATTGCAGAGCGGCATGAACTCGATTCGATTAAAAAAGAAGAATTTTGGGAACGCAAGGTTGATGACAATGGAGAACCGGTCACAGATGACGACGGAAGACACATATATGTACCTCGCATGGTCGTCATGGAAATCCCAATGTGGGAGGATGGAGTACTGGTACGAAAAAGCATACCAGTCCCGTTGCAATCGCTTACGACTGGTCAAAGCCTGCGCGTGGATACGCTCGAAGTTGAGATGTCTGTTGAGATTTCAGGCCTGACTGCAGACGAAAAAACAGGCAAGTTGATGGTCAGGCCATGCGCTAATACTCCGTCATGGTTCAAAAAAGAAAGCAATGCTGCTAAAGTAAAGCTGATCTTCAGGGGCAGTGAGCCACCAGAAGGTTATGCAAGAATCGACGATCAACTTATCAAACTGCTTCCGTAGGAGAGCATCATGGCAGATTCCGGCCTCGTAAAAATGTCAGACCAGTTTGGTGGTCTACCAATGGAACAACTCATTGGTGGTCCATTGAAAGCAGCCTGTAACGCACAAACCCTTCTGGCTAAGGCGTCGAGCGACTTCATTAAAGATGTCGGACTCGATGACGATGGCAAGGGCAACATGGCTGCACGCACTGTGGACTTTTCGTTCAACAAGCCTGTACAAGACGCTGCCGGAAACACGACCATGCAAAAGGTGGACCTCCAGGTTCCACTGCTCGCCATCATCAATACACCAAGCTTGTCCGTCAAGGAAGCTGAAGTACGCTTCACCATGGAAGTGAAGTCTTCTACGTCAAGCAAGCAAACTTCCGATAGCAAGGCTGATTTGACGGCCAAGGCTAAGTACAATGCTGGTCTGTTCTCCTGCGAAGTAACTGTACATGGTTCTGTTGCTAACCACAGCGAGAACACACGTAGCAGCGACAACAGCGCCAAGTACGACGTAAAGGTCGTTGCCCGCGACGACGGACCACCAGAAGGCTTGAGCCGCGTTCTTGATATGTTTAATGATGCTATCGCGCCCACTCAGGGCGCTACACCAGTCAAGAAAGCTTAATCTTCCCCTGGCCCCCCGTCACCCACATCGTCTGTCCCATCTCGGGGCGTGAGCATGGGCGATTCCTACCGGGTGCGGGGGGTCAGTTTACATTCTTTACCGTAAGCGTTATGAGTAAATGAATCCACCTTTTTTGGTGTAGTTCAATTTTGGGCTCAGATGGTCTGAGTCTAAATTCACTCGTGGATTGAAATCGAACCCATCTGAGAGTCACGACTCGGATGGGTTTACCTTTTCTATGGTCTCGACGATTTCAATATCGACCAGACCCTTTTCAGCGCAGTCTTGCACTTCGAAAACAGTTTCGTCCGGTAAGCCTTCTACGTTTTTCAAAAAGTCTATACTGGCAGTGCGTAACCGTTCTTCTGATCCTTCGTCAGAACAAATCGGAGTCAACGTCACTACGGTCTTTTTAGTCGCTACTAATGTCGCTACAGCAACAGGATCGGGATTGACCACTGGTTGCTCCACAACCTGTTCGACCGGTTTTTCTTTTTTCGTTGGACGTTTACCGTCGCCATCCACAACAAAACTAAAGCCTGCTGGCAAGACAACTAAAGCACCGAAAAAAAACAGAACCAGTTCGATCATTTTTGTTCAGTAATCTCAAACAGTTCATCGATGCGCTTTTTCATACGCTTGATCTGACGCTCAACGTCTTCACCATCAAAGTCTGCAGAAATCATCGAAGTCTTTTTCTGTACCGCACTTAGTTTGGATTTTACGTCATCCAACTCAGCCTGCATCTTCGCACTCGCAGCCTTACAAGGTGGAGGTTGTTCACCCTCCATACCTTGTGATTGCGCTTCCATTTTAAGCTTCTGCATTTCCTGTTCATGCTTTTGCTCTGCTCGCTCACGATAGAAGTTCCAGGCTTTAGACCCGCCAGCTACAGCCATGCCAGCAAGTGCGATGGCGACCATCGGTGCGTAGTCTCCACCCAATGACTTGGCTGCGTCTGCAGCGGCTGTAATATCTTGCGATACACCAACTGATTCAACCAAATCGTCTACAGCAGCGGGTGTCGCGACAGTCGCCACGGGTGCCGGTGCTGGCGTAGGCTCTGGTGCTGGTGCTGGTGCTGGTGCCAGTTGGGGCTCTGGTGCAGGGGCGGGTGCA